ATGAAGCGGCATTCAAAGGAAATCAAGGACAAAGCTCTTGAGCTTTTTTTAGATAGAACTAAGAATTATACACTTGAACAAATTGCTCAGGACTTAAAGATTCCTTTTGAGACAGTAAAGTCATGGCATAAGCTAGGCAAATGGGCAAAAGAGAATAAAAAGAATTGCCGAAAAACTGCCGAAAAAATCCAGAAGACGATATCAGATAAAAATGCAAAAAAGGAATTGTCAGTCCTAGCAAAAGAAAGACTAGACCAAACAACATTAGATGGAATTATAGAGAAGAAAAAAACCAGAACCTTTGAAAAGATTGCAGCAATTAGAGCAAAGATTGATTCTAGAAAAACAGAAGGCAAAATTACTGGTGAGATTGTAGAGAGAACAGAGAATCAACATACTCTTAAAGATGCAGCATTATTTGCCGAAGTAGCTTTTAAGATATTAAATGAGTAGATATAAAAATATAAGCATTGACACTAAAGGTGCATTACAGTTCTTCAAAATATTAGAGCAGTGTAAAGGTGATCCTCATAGATTTATATTCGATTACTGCAAGACCAAAAAAGCAGGAGATTCAGTTTATTCATTAACTCCTGTAACCTCAGCAAAAGAAGATATCGTTACTGCCAGGAAAGAAGCTCCGCCCGGTTCATTAACTGTCAGTTATAAGAAAAGACAGGTAGAATGGACAAATACAAACGTTAAATATGATGTTTACGATATGTTCTTCAATCCCTTATTTACAGGGTATTGGAACTCTATTAAAGGTGATTCAGCTAAAAGAGTTATAGATAGAATAAAAGGGACAGTTTACAGTTTTGATTTTTATATCCCAGAGCATTATAAGAATGTTGATATTGAAAAATGGGTTATTCAAGAATATAACCGTGAAGGAAAGTTAATCAAGAACTGTAAGATCCAATCCTTTACTCAGACAGTGACAAATGTTACAGGTGAATATCCAGACTGTCTCATATTAGACGAAGCAAGCAAATACGATCCTCCTGAATCTTTTGTTCAAATCTTAGCGGAATCAGCAACAGCGTGTCAGTTTGGTAAACGATTCGCTAATTCAACACTTCAACCACCATCTTATTTTATAGATTTAATCCAACAAAAGCCAGTTAAAGGGATTACTTACGAAGAACACATTAGCAGCTTCCCGATCCCAACAAAAGCAGAATGGATGCGTTTAAAGTACGGGACATAATTTATGCCTGGCTGGGAAGATATACCAAAGTTCAAAGTAGCAAAGGGACGATTATTAGCAGATGGAACGCTAGTATACGGGATTAGTTATGAAGACGCTGGTATCTCTTTCGAAGATTTTCTACGCACTGCAATTGGCTATCCAGACTATGAAACCTTTATTAATGAAGAGTGCTTACGCAAAGAAACTAAAGCAGGTTTACGAGTGGTAGAGACTTTTGATTCTAAGGTGCACACAGTTAATTATCCTGGGGTAATTAAACCTAAAGACCAAAAAGGCACTTTAATTTTAGGGTTTGATTTTGGTGGGAAAAATCCAGCAATTGGAATCTTTCAAATGTTAGCTGGTCAGATGCATATCCATGAAGCTGAAAAGCCAATTAAGATAGGGCAGAAGTTAGATGAGCATGGTTTCGTAGTTCCTGAGTCACGTTGGCAGCCTTGGCATGATTTAAGATTTCCAACAATATGCCAAAGACTTGTAACTGATTTTAAGAGTCCAGACAGTCCTTACTATCATCCTCCTGGTTGGAACTATATTGTTATTGGAGACCATTCAGGATCGGTAGAAAACAGTCAAGGAACAGGATTACCTTCTGAGATTATTCAAAGTGCATTTGGAACATCTATGTTTTCTGAGCCGTTTGATGCTCAGAAAAATAAAGAAGGTTTAGAAGTTTTAAATAATTGTTTCGGTCAACACAGCTTAGTTACTGTTAATCCTAAATGTGAGCAGTTAATTAAAGCCTTACAAGAAGATTTCCATTATCCTGATGAAATCGGGAAAACTGAAAAGATAAAACCAGTCAAGAATTGGGCTGAACATATCGGAAAGATGATGATGTATGTCTTTTGGTACTACTACAGAAACGAAAAGAAACCAATTAATCCGGTGTTGTTAAAAGAATTATCAAGAGGACAATTTAAAAGAATGGGTTTTGGTAAATAAACAGATTACACGATGTTAATATCAAGAAAGCAAATACAACTTACAGATATCGAAGAACAGGAGCTCATTCCTAAGATATGGGAAATCTGGGATAAAGGGCGTTTTGTAAGTAAGTTGACTATAGCAGGTAACTGCTTAGATGCATATAATCAAGAGTTTTCTGTCCCCATCACAGGGGAAGATGACTGGATGCAGGATTTAAGAGTTTATATTCCTGTCACTTCTACGTCTGTAGATTCTTTAGTCTCTGTGCACTTAAATACTATTATGCCTGATCCTAGGTATATGGATATAGATACAGAAATAACAGGTGATTTTTTAACTGATGTTTTATTGCAGAATGATGCTGATACTCAATTTGAAGAAGAAACTTTTAAAAACGCAAAGCAAGCTGGGATTATTGGCGATACTTATACATTATTAAACCCGAAAGGCCCTTATGTAGAAGCTCAGGCAATTAGTTTTCATGATGTAAGAGTTTATCCACTTCACACAGACTTATCCAAAACGAATAAAATCTTTGTGATTCGTAAAGGTGCTTATGAGTTGGAAACCTCCCCGATCTCATACATAGGGGAATCGGTTGTTAAGCTAGACGAAAGGGCAGATTCTACAGGGCATGATAACTTTGCAAGAGCCGATAATAATATTATTGATATAAATAATGAATATAAGAGAGCAGAGGGACAAATCTTAGGGCTTGGACATGTTTTATTGGAAGCACATATACCGGTTTTTAATTTTAAATCCACAAAACGCAGAGCAGTTAATATCATAGCAACGATAGATTACAAGACTAGGATGCTGGTCCGGTATTATGAACCTCAATCAGAAGAAGAATATCAGAGTAAATTAATTCATACGTCATGGGATCGAAGATTACCAGGTCAACCTTGGGGTACTGGCATTGTTCAACCTATTTTAAGCCTTCAGCATTTCATGAATGCTTTATTTATTCGTGAACTTGCAGACGGATATTTAAGTTCATTTGGTGGAATTACTTATAATTCTCAAGATGAAATTACACAGCAATTAATTCAATACTGGGAGCATAGACCAGGTGCTAGATGGCCAGTAGCTCCACAAACCAATTTACAACCAATCCCTATTAATTCAAGAGATAGAAGTTTTACTTATCAGTTATTGCCAATGATTCAACAATATTTAGTGAATCAAGCAAATGCACAAACACCAGTAACCGGGGAAAATAGCCCTGTTAAGTTTGCAACACAAGCTAATATCCAATACCAAGCAAGTAATCAAAGAACACAAAGTAGTGCTACCCACTGGGACAATAACTATTTAAGAGCAATTAAATATGAGCAATTAAAAGCAATCCATTCTAAATGGTTTAAGAATATAGGGACTGATCCTTTTACGGGTCAACCTCGTATGCTGCCTAATAATCAAGCTATCGCATGGTGGATGAGAAAAGTTGGCTATGATGATATGAAAATAGCCAGCAAGATTTATAATCCAAGATTTATGGCTAAACTTTCCATGCCAATTGGGTTTACTGATATCAAGATTACTGGAACAAAAACAACAATAGATAAGGCAGACAAAGCCAATAGATTCTCAGTATTAATGAGAGATGTTTACAACTCTCCTGAAGCACAATTCGTTAAAGTAGATAAAGCTCTTGAAAAGAGAATTGCTCTTTCTGATGTTGGTGATCCTGAGGACATTGTTTTTACTGAAGATGACCGTATGCAGATGATGCAACAGCAACAAATGCAAGCGCAACAGGCACAGATGCAGCAAAATCAGCAACAAGGACAACCTGGACAGCCTCCAATGATGCCTAATCAACCTCCAATGCTTCCGAATAATCAACCACAAATGAATCCAGGGATGGCAGCATGAGTAACGGAGCATTTGACATCTTAGAAATGGAAGGGATTAGACCTAAAAAGTTTTTTCAACCTACTCCTAAAGATTTTGATTACACCAGTAAAGTCTCTTATGCAGAAGTTTATCAACCTGATTTATTACCTAAGTTAGCACAGGATAATAAAAAAGCCAGGTTAACTCAGCATCGTAAGACACAGAAGCAACAAGCAGCACATTTTAATTCTTTGCTTCTTCCAAAGAAAGCAATTGAGGCATTAAACAAAGTAAAGATTACTCATGATGGGAAAAAATATAACGCAATAGATTTATTTAAACAACATTGCATTTATGGATTAATCCAAAAAGTTAAAAAAGATATGAACTTTGATAAGGACATTGCCCTAATTGTTCGATGGGTAGAGTTCTGGTTACTTTCAGTTATAGGAGAAATGGACGCACTTTTAGAATTGCAAAATCCTAAGGTTGAAGAAGACACTCAAGATTTAGTAACAGATTCAGTAGACAAATAAAGTCTCTCACCCGTTGAGAGGAAAGAGCCATGAAGGATGTCCCCCTTTGTCGTGGCTCTTTTTTTCTCTTTGGGGGAAATAAATATGACAACAGAAACAAAACAACCAGTTACAACACAAACACAGGCTTCAGCAGGTGCAAATAATGCACAAGCAGAAGTTAAAACAGAGGTTAAACCAGAGGTAAAAGCAGCTCCACAGGCACAGCCAGATGTTGCAGCTTTGCAAGCGGAATTAAAAGCAAAAGAAGAAGCTCTACAAAAGGCAGCTTTTGAGATTCAAAACGCTTATCAAATCGGACAACAAGAGGCATTGCGTAGGGCACAAGCACAGCCAGTGCAAACCCAGCCACAAACAGAACCGGTGGATGAGAATGATCCACTCGGTATTAAGAAACAGGTCACAGAGGTCTTTCAACAAGACAAACTCCTCAATGCTTATGGAGCATCTATAAATCAATTTGCACATGAGTTAAACACAGGTTGGCACCCAGAAGTCCAAGGAGTTGACAAAGCAGCTTTAGATAAGTTTGTTTTAAGTCAAGCTACACAACTGGCAGATAACCCAGAGTTCTTACCTCAACTGATACACAATCCAAGAGAGAGAACGAGGCAAGCTTTTAATTATGCGATGGCAAACAGTCCCGTTAAATACGTACAAGTTGTAACAGGACAAAATCAAGCATCGCCAAATATTTCAAATTCTTCAAATGGGCAAACCGACTACGGAGGACAAGCCGCACCAAGCGGTAGTGCTGCCGACCAGATTGGCAGTTTGACAGCCCAACTGCAAGACGCAAAGGCAAAAGCACTTGCACAACCTACGGAGGAGAATAGGCACGCTGTGTTTAAACTCTCCACGCAGTTGCAAGATGCACAAAGAAAAACATAGGAGAAATAATATATGTTTCCACTTATTATACTTTCCAGCACTTCAGACGCTGGCAAGAAGTACATCTTAGATGATGAAATAGCAGTCCGTGGTCCAGTGATGGAGCCTGCGCTAAATATACTTTTAGCAGCAGGTACCACATACAAGGCCCCTTTAATTAATAACCCAGAAGCTGTTAATTACTGGAAGTCAACCACTGTAAATGCTAACTATCTAAGTACAGCAACTACAGTTGAGTTTAAAAACCTAGCTGGTAAGCCAATCAACATAAAACCCAGTATGAAGATCAAGAATGTTACTACTGGTGACATTATAGTAACCAGTGCTACTGCGGCTGATATTACAGTTACAGCAGGTACAAAGACAAGTTGTGCCAACGTAACAGGGGTTACAGCAGCAGGAACAGCAGGTGATACCGTAATCATCTTAAATCCATTACTTGCAGAAAATGCAGATTTTGGAACAGATGATTCAGTCACATCAAAAATCACCAAGTATGCAACTCAAATCTTCATGCATGCATTTGATGAGTCATATACTGCAATGGCAGTTGAAGAGATGATCGCCAATGGTGATGCTAACTTCTCTCAACAAAAAGAGAGAATTCTTAGACTATGTGAGAACGATCTTTTAGTTGCAGCATTCCAAGGGGCATATGCAATAAGTTCTGCCAACGCTGAATCTGGTTACCCAGCAAACAGGGAAATGGGCGGAATTATAGATTCTTACACCCGAGCAGGCGGTGTGATCACTAACTTGGCAGGAGCCCTTACTTTAGATATTCTTTCTAATTATTTAGTAGATATCTACAATAAGAAAGTCCCTCTTGTTAGATCAGAGGCTTATGCTGGTTCAGATGCTGAACATATGATCTGTGCTAACGCTCAAACTCGTAAGAAGATTAACTTCTTAGATAGTTCAAACGTTAGACGTGACCAGATGGTCAAGAAGATTATCACAGGAGTTACCACAGTAGAAGTTGCTGGTATTAACTGTGACATCGTCACTGTTCCACCTGAGGCACTTCCAGACGGTTGGATAACTATTCAACATAAATCACAGTATAGATTAGGTCCTTTATCTTCCTCCACATGGGCAGTACAAGAAGTACCAGTTTCTCACAGAGGTAAGAAATGGGGTATTTCTGGTGAGTACGGCGGAGTGCTTAAGTACGCTGATACTATCAGAGTTATCAAAGGAATCACAACCTAATATATTTTTTATATTAGTCACATCAAGAGAGAGGTCAAAAGCCTCTCTCTTTTTTTTGTAGCAATAAATAGGGGGAATTAAAATTATGGCTAAAAAATATTTCTGTAAATATCCAGGATATATAGTGATGTTTCGCTATGAAGGCATGACCAGGGAGAAACAATATGATTATCCTATCGAGAAAAGGATAGAAATGAGGATAACTCTGCTTGATGAAGTCGAAGGTGATAATAAAAAGAGAGTAAGGCTTGGATACGTTGACGAAAACCCAAGAGCGAATGATAGGACTTTAAAGGGTGGTGCAAGAGAAAGTTCACCAGCTTACCAAGTGCCCATTACTCCAAAAACATTGCAATGGCTTACTACACCAGAGCAAGATTGCCCTGATATAGTTACAGCTTTTTTAATGTCTGTGAAACCAACAGACAGGATAAAGAAATTAGATGTGACCGAGGAAGACGGATTTCTTTGTTCTATAAATAGACAGGTTACAGATGACATTACCTGCATGGACGTTCCGGATGGAACTCCTGATTCTTTCACTGATGGAGTGGAAATCCCTAAATCTTTATTAGAAACAAAAGAAATTAGGATTAGTGATAAGGCTAAAGTCGCAGAGAAGAAAAAATCTAAGGTAACAGCATAAAATGGCAAATCCAACCGGGCTTTATTTTATAAATCAAGCATTTGACTATTTGGGATTAGCTGATGTTCAAGCTGTCCAAATGGACAATGATAGCTTACAACAACATGCTTTAACAGCAATCAATATGTTGCGTAGTGAGATTTATGATTTAAACCCTGGTTGGGGTTTTCTAAGAAGCACTTACCCTTTAGCCGTTACAGCTGGCACAAATGCTTATAACTTAACAAGTCTGCAATCTGATTTATCTTTTGACAATATTTATCTAGAGGAAGTAACACTAACAACTACAAGTGGTGAAGTATCTAAGATAGAACATACTGAAAGAGAAAATTATTTAAATTATCTTCTTCCTAACAAAATAACAACAACTTATTTTTATAAAAATGTAGATTCAAGTGGAAATGAATTATTTACTTTAACTGTAGTTCCTACCGCAAATAGTACTATTAATATCCCATACAAAAAAACATTAGCACTAGATTTAACATCAACCACAATTACAGCTCCGTTAGAGTTCCCATTAAAAGATAGAAACATGCTTGTATATGGGATTGCCTGGTGGCTCTCTAAACGCTTAAAGATGGATAGTGACATCATTCAAAGAGCAGAAGCAGATTATTTTAGAGCTAAAGGACTTTCTACATTACAAGCTTCCATTATTCAAAATGGGAATAGGGCAAGAGTATCTCCTTTCATGATTAAAGTTGCGAGGTATAGCAAGTAATGGGATCTGCTCAAATACTGCTAAAAGGGAATGTTGGCGGATTAGATACAAAGTCAGATGAATTAAATATCTCCCCTCAAGCTTCACCTAGTTTAGATGGAGTAGTACTCTCACAAAATGGCTCTATCAGTTCATTCCCAGGTAGATCAATTATAATTCCCTCTAATGCTGCTGATGGGAAATTAGCTGGCAGACCTGTTAAATACAAAACAATTTACATGGATGATAGTGGGGCTCAAGCTGTAGAAGTCCCGATTCTATATGCTGACAATGGGACTACTGCTGAATGGTTTAAAGCTGATTATGTAGCTGGTACAGTAACAAGTTTAGGTACGGTAACTGCCGGTGGAATTGTTAATGCTGTTCAATTCAAGAATGATTTAATTATTACATCAACTGCTCATGTCCCTAAAGTATCAGCAAGTTTAGGAGCTATTGCTAACTTAGCTGGTTATCCTCCTAACTATGTTGCTACTTATAGTGCAACTTATGATTTAAGTGAGTTCAGCCAAAACCCTTCCGATTTTTCAGTTCCGACACAACCAGGGCTTTGTGAATCTCATGTTCAGTGTGCTTGGATTGCCGCTCGTGCTTTAGCAATGAAGTCTGTTCTGTTTAAAGATAACACATGGGCATCTACAGATCTTAATTTTCTAAGGCACTGGTGGTGGAGTAATACTTCTGACAATATGGGCGATCTTGTCCAGATTAAAAGATGGAATGATGTCCTTGCTGGCTTTAAACAAAAAGGGATTTATTTAATTGAAGGTACTCACCCTAGATCTGTTCCAGGAACTAGACCATTCAATCCAATTAAAACTCCTGCATCAGTTGGGTTGGTTGGACCTTATGCATTAGATTATGTTTTAAACGATATTGTCTTTGGTGATAGTAATGGTTACGTTCAATTACTTTCATCTGCAATTTTAAAAGAAACTGCAAATCAAAAACCTATTAGTGAGTTTATTCAGACAGTTCTAGATGATATTCCTATAGCTGAACGCAAGAATATGATTATTAGGGCTTGGCCCGCTAAGCATCAGGTTTGGGTAGCTTATAACGATGGATCAGCATCAGCAACAGCAGGACAAAATAATGCACTTGCTATCTGGGATTATAGACTAAACAACTGGACTAAAGCATCTAATATAGTTAAAGCAGCAAGCATACTGGTTCACAATAACAAACTATATACAGGCACTTATGACGGAGCAATTCATCGACAATATTCAGGGACAACTCACGGACTAACTGAGAGAGTTTCTTCTTATTACTTTCCCTGGATTAATCCAGGTAGCGATTTTAATATTGCATCTGTTGATTTAACTTTTGCAGGAGCAACAGCAGGACGATTATTATTTCAAACTATTTTTAACAATGGGACAGAGCAATATTCTCCAATTGATTTTGTTGCAAATACAGCAGGTGTCTATGATACCTCGCTATGGGATAACGCTTATTACAGTGCAGGATCAGGAAGGACATTAATTAAAAAGACTATTTATCCTTCTGGGTATGGGGCTAAGTGCCAACCCCGATTATATTCAAACCAAGAAAACTTTGCTTGGACGTTCTTAGAAGGTGTAATGAATATAAACACTCAAGGAAATAGTGCGGTTTAAATAAATGCCTTATCAATCTCTACAAAATATATTTAATAATCCTGCCGGTGGATATGGTGATATTCCTGATGGAAGATTTTTATCACCTGATGAAGCTCCGGGATTTTACAATCAAACTTTCAACGACCCATATCTTTATTATCACGGTTATAATCGTGTCCCTTTCCAATCTAAACAAGGAATTAATTTAGTAAGCCCAGAATTGTCACCGCAAAATGTTTTACGAGACCCTTCGGGATTTAATGTTTATGATAATTTAACGGATATTCTCGGTGGCAATAATCGTTCTGGATTTAGCAATGCAACAATTAATTCAGTTCGTGGGTTAGCAGCATCAAATGCACCACTAAACCCTTCCGACTCGCTTTTAAGTAATTTAATTAAGGCATTACAAGCAACAAACAATCAAGGCTTTATAAAAACACCACCAATTAGAGATAACCAATATAGCTCTATTGGCTTACCCAATGTTGGACCAATAAGATATTAATGAAACGAATGCCCTGCTAAATGCAGGGTTTTTAATTCTTGGGGGATAAATATATGGCAACAAGAATTACTGATAATGAGATAGGGAAAATATTTGAAATCTGGTCTCAAACACCGTTAGGGAAAATGATTCAAGAGAGTGGGCATTTTCAAAGTAGTACTCAATGGTGGTCATTTTTAAATGCAAATCCAAATGCTTATTTATCTGAGTTTGGATTATTTGAGATTAAACCACAAGGAAAAGAGTTCGCAAAAGTAGAACTATTACCATTTACTTATGGCGAGTTTCTTTATAACTCTTTATTAAATGATGCAGTGAGAACCGCATGGGATAAAGGATATAAAGAGGTGCTAGGAACTGTTAAAAGAGTGGAGTTAATGCTTTTTACAAGACCTGAAGAAGTAAAAGAAACAGTTCCAGAAGTCAAGTTAGGTCTAAAAGAAGGAGAGAAACATGTACGACTACAACCAGACCAAGGGGTGGCAAAATCCAACAATGGTAAACCAGCCACAAACAAACGTAAACGCAAATCAAAATCCGCAGTCTACGTTCATGGCAAGGAAGCCGTATCAAAATCCATTTGCTCCGCCACCACCTAATAAAAATCTACAACCAATAGATTTCTCTTCTCCGCCACCTGTACCGGGGCCAACGTTTAATTCAAAAACTGGGATGGTCAATATTGGCGGGCAAGATTTTAATGCACAAAAAGGTATAACGCAGGAAATTAAAGATGCTCAAGCTAAATATAATGAATCATTAAAGCCGGGGGGTTCAAATAATCCTTATAAAGGAGTAGAAGGTGCTTCTAGTTCATCTGAAGCGGTTTCAGCAGGAGGTCAAACATTACAAGCTTTTGTTGCTGCGAATAAACCCGGGTTTACTGGATTTAGTCCTTCAACTCCAGGATATGGACCGACACCTCCTCCTGGTGGTGGACAAGGACCTCCTGGCGGTGGCGGTCAAGGACAAATGATTTATCCTCCTGGAAGTACAGCAGGGATTCCAATCAGTTCACTTCAACCTGATCAATTACGTATGATTGTGCAAATGGGAGGACAGTTTACTCCAGCTGTTTCATTAAGTGGAATGGGTGATTTTGGAAGTCAAATAACTGCTGGTAAAGTGCCTGGTTTAAATCCATCTGGAATGTTTGGTGGTGGATTCAACCCTTACACGAGCATGATGGGCGGTTACGGTGGTATGGGTGGCTATGGTGGCATGGGACTCAATCCTCATTCCATGTTTGGCGGAATGGGTAGCATGTACGGCGGGTTTCCTGGAATGGGTTATAGCGGTATGGGTGGCTATGGTGGCATGAGTAATCCTTTCAGTTCCTTTGGTAGCGGTAGTGGTATGGGTGGAGCTTTAAATCCTTACTCATCAATGTACGGAATTGGTAATAGTTTTGGAAATAGTTTTGGTGGGAGCATGGACAGTGGATTTATGAATAATCCAATGTATTCAAACCAGTTTGGTTTTTAGTAAAGATAGGCAAAGAGGAATAAAAATGTTTCTATTAATATTACCAGCATTAGGAATAGCAGCGGGCTCAGCCTTATTAGGAGGAGCAGCCGGTATGTTTAGTGCTCCAGATTATAATCCTCAAGGAAATCTTCAAGATATTAGAGGTCAAAGACCACCATTAAATAGTCCTTGGTATCCTGGTACTTCTACTTCTACTCCTGGTGGTGGATTTATGGGATACAACCCTAATGTCACTGTAGATTTAACTGGTCAAAATCAAAGATTACAAAATGCTTTAAAAGGAAAAGGGAAGAATAAAAATCTAGCTACAAACAACCCAGGATTATTTCAATATCTTCAAGGTGGTGGAGATATGTCTAAAATCCCTTCTGAATTATTCGGAGGTAAAAATCCAGAATTATTTGGACTTGGAAAAAAGACTAAAGGTGTTGATTTCCAGGCTCAACCAGAGCCAGGAGCATTGCAAGGATTTAATCAATTACAACAGTTAGAAATCCAGAGGATGCAAGATGCTGCACACATGCGCGACATGACACAAGGCATGATAATGCCTCCGCTCATGAATACATACGGTGGAGTATTTAACAATGCAAATCAGATTTTAAAACAAGGTGTAACCCAGTTATCACCTGGGATGCAATCACAAATAGATAATGCTAGTCAAGGTTATTTAGATAAAACAATGAGGGATTATAATCAGCAATATAAACAAGGAATGTCTGGAATGTTCCAAAACCTGGCTGACACAGGCGGATATTTTAGTAGTGATTTAGGTGATATGACAAAGCAAGGCACAACCTCTTATGGCAGAGGACTTGCTGATATTTTAAATAATAGAGATATTATGAAGAGCAACTTAGCTCATCAGATGGTTGGTGAAAATCAATCAGGATTAAATACCTTATATGGTTCACCTGCGTTTACTGGAATATTAAGTGGAATGAATCAAACCTATAATCAACCTTATCAAGTAAATCCAGCAGCAATTAATCCGACAGGTACATTCAGTCCTGATTTCTTAGCGAATATGATGCAATATGGTTCTCAGTATGGATTGAATAGAGATCAAATAAAACAAAATGCTTATACCAGTGATGTTAACGCAGCTTATGCAGCAGCAGGACAGCAAGCAGGATTCCCAACAGCAGGACAAGCCATTGGTAGTGTGTTTGGTGGATTAGCAGGAACAGCAGGTGGATTAGGAATTGCTAAATATTTATTTCCTCAAGGCTTTGGTGGTAGTGCTGGTCAAGGAGCTAATCCAAACATGTATGGGCCTCCAGCTCCAAAACCTTGGTGGCAGAATTAAGTTTATTAGTATAAGGGGAGACGACTTACAATATCCTGGATTCTGTCAATAATTTTTCTTGAATAACTAGGTAGATCTATGTACACTAATTTTAATAAAGAAGAAGTTGCTATTAATACAGCCCCTAACATTATATTTTCTTTATTACTCAAAAAGAGTCCATTCAATAAGATTCCAATAGATAAGCAATAGAGTAGAAAAAATAAACCTTGTTGTAGTCTATCCTCTATAAGCCCACCAAATAAGCCAAGTTTTTCATATATACCATCAGGAATTGGGAATGTTTTAAATTGACACAATTTATTCCACAGCATGCGCAATGTAAAGGCTATTGCTTTAAATAGACAAAAAGTAATAATTCCTATGAAAATATAGAAAAGACAATCGGAGTATTTTGCTATATTCATCTGTGATTAATTTGATTTTGTAGTAGTAGAAAATTAGTATAATTTTGTTGGGTTTGAATATTGTTGATTTGTGCCTGGGTATTAATTGCCTGAGCATTTTGTAATCCTTCGGCTACTGCTGGTGAGTAGGGTTGATTCTTGTAACAAACCTCATAGGCTTTAATAAGTAGGTTCGTTTGAGTAACTGTATTTCTTTCCATTTTCCCTTGATTAATTAACCGATCGCATTCAGAATCATCAAATCTAGCAAACCCCGGCAAAGCCAAACTGAGTAAAATTATTAAAATTAAAGCTCTCATTCTTTCGATTCTCCTAGTTATATTTTACCTAAATAGGGTTAACTTGTATTAAGGCCTTCCTTATATATTGTTAGTATTAGGCCTAAAATTGATTAAAACATTGAGGCTCTTAATAATAATTTAATCGTCTACCTTTAATATCGTTATACAGTTATAATTGAGGGTATGAATAATAGTGTTATGTCTAACGAGCAAGATTTAAGAACTGAGAATCAAGCAAACATTATTAGAGGGTTTGTTAATTATTATAGTTTGGTACCAAAGCAAAATATAGACATTTTAGTTGCAAAATATCTTGAGAGAAAAAAAGAATTACAAGAAGAGCTTACAGATGCTTATATACAAGGTAATGAAAGTAATCTAGAGTTTGAGCAAGTATCAATTAATGAACTTAGTGAAATAGAATACTAAATATTGTTATCATGTAGAAATGACATTTTTTCAAGGCGATATTGTTTTAGTTAAACCAGAGGTCTTTGGTGGTGACAAAGAAAGACCTGTAATTATTATTCAATCTGATTTAAGTTGTTCAGTTTCTAATAAAATTACATTTTGTGCAATTACAAGCATAAAAAGCAAAGGTTCAATGGCAATTCATATTCTCCCCGATTTGCTTAATCACTTAGATAAAGAAAGCTGGATTTTGTGTGATGAGATTCATACCGTAAGAAAGGATAAGATAAAACATAAAATAGGCAGAATTGATAATCCAACTTGGGACCAAATCAGATTAAATCTGAGAAAACATTTAAACTTCCTAAACTTTATTTAAAAAAAATAGATTTAATCTAGAAGCCACCTTAACCGGGTGGCTTTTTTATTTCAGAGGTAATTTTATATGGTGTCAGGATTAATGAACTTTGCAGATAGCTTTAACAAGGGATTAACAGGTGGAATAGGATTATTCCAAGCATTACAACAACAACAAGCAACGCAACAGCAAGCAGCATTAAGTAATCAAATACAATTTGAAAACTTAGGCTATACTCGGGCTAAGTTTTTCCAAGATCAACAAACTGCAAATGCAAACGATCCTCTCGGTTTATCCAGTGGTGGAACTTCTCTTTCTCCTGGATTACTACAAGGTGGAGGATATCAAGGATTAGCACCACAACAAGCATTCCCTTCTAATCAATTATTTACACCAGCAAATCCATCCACACAAATTAATCAAGCTCCCAATTCTACCCCGACGTCCCCAGAGCCAGTAGATCCGCAGCAAGCATTGGTTAATTATCTCAGTCAAGGGACAAAGATTGATCCTAAGCATTTTAAAACTGATATCCCTTATAAGACCCCTAATGTTTTATTGTGGGCTGCACAGCAACGGCAAAAATTAGACAATTATCCTAAGACTTATAAGGATCAACTCAGCCCAGAAGTTGATCGCTTACAATCTGCGTTAGGAGTTACAGAAAATCAAAAAGCTATAGAAGATTTTCAAAAGAGAATACCAGATATTAAAGATTTAATTTTAAAACCAGGAGAGGGAACAGATACTTTAAGCTACATACAAAGAAAACATGCAATATTGAATGAGGTAGAGAAATTAGCTCAAACAGATCCAGGGGCATTTGGCTACGGGTCAGGGCTTGGAGAGGCTGTTTCTAGTGTTGGTCCTTTCTATGGACTCCGTAATACTATTCCATCTTTAAAAACAAGAGAGAAAATAGATACTCTATCTAATGAATTGAAAAATGTTATTCAGCCTGCGTTACAGAAGAAGCTACGCAATGTAACCTCTGACTCTGCACAGGCCGTTCTTACAGAACAATTAATAAATCCTAATGACAATGCGCAGGCAGTATCAGATAAAGCAAAATCTTTAAGAGAAAATAATAGCAATTTATTTAACACAATTCTTCCTGATTACTCGAATAATTATATTATTCCTGACAATCTAAAAACGTTACCAGAAACAACACAGTTACAAACACTTCAATCTAATCCTGAAGCTTTAAAATCTCCTGGCATGAAAACTAATTTAACCAGCCTGGGTATTGGAGCTGCTCTTGGTGGCATAACTGGTGGTATTCCTGGTGCTGCTCTCGGTGCTGGAACTTCATTATTAGCTGATAATGTCCCAGGTGGAGCATTAATTGGTGCTGCATTAGGTGGTTTAGGTGGGGCTAGTGGTGGTCTTTTTAAAGCTGCAACCTCAGCAAAATCTCTAAACTTATTTAGCGATGCTCTGGGTGGAAAATTAGCACAAGGATTAGAATCTCTCCCTTTTCTTAAAGGTGCAATGCAAAAAATAGGTGTTCCTCTTATTGATAGAGGTTTTGATGCTGTTGTTGATGGTGCTCGAGGACTTGGTCTTGGAATCTTAACAGGTGGTGTCACTGGTGCAGCAATTGGTAGTGCAAAGCAATTAATGCAAGGACAACCAGCCACTAAAGTTCTGCAAAAAGTTAAAAATGAAGATGGTTCTACAGCTATACAAATAGATTTAAAAAGGCTTCATGAAATAAATAATTCTCAAGTAGATACTTCTACATTAATTAAAAAAGTAGAAGGCTTTAGAGATAAAGCATATCAAGATGAAAATGGTACTTGGATCGCAGGATACGGTAGTACATCAATTAATGGTCAGCCTGTAACTCAAGATACAGCAGTTAGTAAACAGGAAGCAGAGCAACAATATCAAAATGATGTATCTGCTGCTGAAAAAACAATTGAAGGTTCTATACAAGCACCTTTAAGCCCTAAACAAAAAGAAGCCCTGACAAGTTTTATTTACAATGCTGGTCCTACTGCATTTCTTAAAAACATTGCCCCACATTTAAATAATGGAAATCTAAATCAAGCAATTGCCAATATGTCTAAGTTTATTCATGTTAGAGATGGGCAAGGGGGGTTCAAAGTTAGTCAAGGATTGATTAATAGAAGAAACAAAGAAATAGCAATGTTAGTGAGGGGAAATTAATGCCAGCTTTAAATTATACACCTGCTTTAAATTATACACCTGCTTATTACACTCCTTATGCTCCGAATCAACAGCAAGGAGGACCGCAATTAGATTGGTTATCAGATTTTGCCAAACAATTTGGCATTGATACTTTCGGACAAGGTGCTGGTTATGTAGCAGGTTTAGGACTTGGTGGTTATCCCATTGGCACAGTTCTTGGAAGTACAGCAGGTTCATATTTAGCAAGTCGAGCAAAAAAGCAATTAGGGTACGATACTTCTTTAGGAGAGGATCTGGCAGGTGGGGTATTAGGTGGATTCTTTCCACCTGGGTTTGGCAGAGCGACAAGCAAACTAGGATTATTGCCAGAAGATGCATTTAAACAACCATTAGAAAATGTAGCTCAAAATATACCAAAAATAAGAGATGCAATTACTGAGACTTTTGGAAATCCATTTTCTAAAAATGAAATTAGAGATTATATTGGTAATCAAGGATTAAATGTTCTTAGTGGTGACAAAGGTTTATCAAACGTAGTTCAGAATCAACTCAGACAAGGACTTAATACAGCATTGCCTAATAAATATGGCGTTGAATCTATAGGTAATTTTAATGATCCGTTGATGAGAAGAATCGGACTTGCTACTAAAAATTATACAGAAGGATTAACAGGTAAATTACCAGAAGAATTGCAAAGCTTAGATTTCCCAGGATTTAATCAAAATCTTACAGGTAAAGCTTCGGAGCTTTATAGACTTAGAGCAGACGCATTCTCTGACCCTTATAAAACAATTAAAGATATTGGTAATAGTGCTGCGTCAGTAGTTGTTCCTAAAGTTAGTGAAGTCTATAACGATATAACCAAAAATGTTATAGGACAAAGTAAAAATGCACAAGAAGCATTTGGTGGGTTCATTAAAAATGTAGACACTTACGGTAAAGACGCTAGTTATAATCTGGGACAAGCAAGGCAATCTTTAAGAGAGCTTCATGATTTGGCAGATGAAGCATTTAGACAAGGCAAAAGCTCAATAGCTAAAGAGTATACAAGGATTGCAAATGCTTTAAGAGATTCACTCCCGGATATTGCTAAAGAAGCAGATCCGACAGGAAAAATCTACGATAAGTTAATTACAACTAATGAAGCATATACTAAGTTTAAACAATTACCAGAAACAAGAACTGGGCAATATCTTATTTCTCAAGGTGCAAAACTTGGTGAAGAAGCTGGTAGTAGTGTAAATAACGATGTAGTTAAGTTTGTAAATCAATTTCAGTCTCCTGAAGATGTTCAGCAATTTTCAAAACTTACAGGATATTCTCCTGATGTCCTTTCTAAAATGACTGCAAAAGGATTAGTTGAAAAGTTTAGCAGACCAGTTTCACAAGCAGTCAGGCAAGAAATCGGAGATGGTGGACAAGCCTATAACACTGTTGTAGGCACAGAGCTTGGAACACAATTAAATACACTTAGTAATGCAATGCGTAAAAATCCAAATGCATTTAAAAATGCTTTAGGTGCTGAGCATGGTGTTATTTCTTCATTGATTGGTGATTTTAATTCAATAGCTCCACATGATGAATTATTTAAAAGTTTAGGAGCAGAAGTTAAAGATGGAGTGCTCCATATCAATACTGGCAATGCAATGACTAGAGCAATTAAAGATCCTGTCGGAAGGTTTCAAGGAATGAAACCAGAAGTACAAAAAGCGTGGCGTAGAGTTTTGCAAGTTGTTGAAGCCTTGCAAGGAGCTAAATAATGAGGAAGAAAATGAAGAAACTTAAAAATATATTATTAACATTTCTAATCTTGGTTAGCTCTATTGTTATTCCTAATCCAGTAGCAGCAATATTACCTACTGTTCCATCAAATACGGCGACTAGCTTTACATTTAGCCCTAACGCCATGATCGCATCAAGCGAACATAATCAAAATAACACTGATTTAAAAACAGGGGTCAATGAAATAAAACAATATCTTAGAGATTTACAAACCAATATTATAGATAGAGTTGGTGACAACACTATCACTGGAAGCAATATCTTCAATACTGGGACACTGACTTTTGGTAATGGTTTTATCTTTTCAGCAGGAAAGGGATTTAATTCTACTCTACTAAGATTAGATGCTGCAAATACTGGAGTAGCTTCTTCAGCTATTGGAGTTGAAGTAAATCGTGGGTCAACTTCTGCTAATAAACCTTCAGTAATATGGAAAGAAGCAAATACTGACTGGCAATGCACTACCGATGGAACCGTTTTAGCTAATTTAGAGGTCGCGCCAGGTACTTTATCTACTCATGCAGTTAGGTTTGACCAAGCTTTACTTACTACTGGAAATCAAACTAAAACTTCAGGGACATTAATATTTAATGTTGCTCCTCAAAGCACAGTTGATCCAAGTGTAGTTAATGATTTAGGTAGAAAAGGTTATATCGATAATCAAATAGCAACTATTAATGCTGGTTCATGTGTTAGCCAAGCTTCAGCTCCTGCATGCACAATGGTTGGTCAGTGTTGGTTTGACACGGGGACTGATGGTACAACAGCAAGACCAGTATTTAAAGAATGTGATGGAGTTACATGGCGAAATGCTACTGGTACTTTTTATCAAAGTACCACTCCAACAGATACAGCAGCAGGTAGAGTCTGGCTTGATACAACTAATAAACTTCTAAAAGTAGGTAATGGTTCTTCATATGATATTTATTCTACGCCTGCAACCGGAAATTATGGAGATGGTTCAGATGGTGCAGTCACAATTAATTCTGGTTCTTTTAGTTCAGGTCCAATTACAAATAATGCTTTAACGAGAGATGCATATTTTACTAATTTAACTTTATCTGGTGGCAATCTAAATACTGCTGGTTTTAGACTATTCTGCTCTGGCACTCTTACAATTAATTCTACATTTAGTGTTAATCAAAACGGAAATGCTGGTACTAATGCAGTAGGTCCAACAAATGGAGTGGGTGGTGCTGCAACAGCAGGTGGTTATTTCCCAGCCGGTGTAGCTGGTGGAGATGGTGGTATTGCAGGCGGTACTCCTGATGGTGCTGGCGGTGCCGGTATGGCTGGAAGCAATACTATCAATTCAGTAGGTTCTAATGCTGCTGTTTCTGGTGCAGGTGGTACTGGTGATAGTGCCATGGGTGCTTCTGGTGCTGCAGGTGTTGCAGGTACAGTTTCAGCTTTAGCTGCTGCTGCAGGTGGCATGAGACATATAGGCAATGCAATTCTATGGCGTGCCTTTAATGGAATAACAGTTATACAACCAACCGTAAGTGCAAGTCCTGGTGGTGGCGGTGGTGGCGGTGGTGGTACTGCCGGTGGTACTGGTAGTGCCGGTGCTGGTGGTGGAGCAGGTTCACCAGGTGGTATTGTCCCAGTCTCAGCGAAAAATCTAGTTAATAATGCAACATGTGGTTTATCCTCACAAGGCGGTAATGGTGGTAATGGTGGTAATTCTATACCCGGTATTAGTGTCAATTCCGGCGGTGGTGGCGGTGGTCCCGGTGGTAATGGTGGCTGGGTAACTTCAATTGCTGATACTCGTTCAGGCAGTGGAACAGTTTGTGTTAATGGTGGGGCATTTGGTTTAGGCGGTACTGGTGATGGAACTGGAACTGCTGGTGGCAATGGTGCACCAGGAATAGCAGGTACAGCAATAGCATTTTAAGGAGTCAATCATGAAAAAGATAAGTTCTATTTTAATAATCTTAACAGCATTTGTGCTATGTACAAGTCCTGTTAATGCTCGTGTAGGGGCTAACTCAGGAGATTTAACTGCTGCTAATCAAACAGTAGTATTAAGTGTTGATGACTGTGGTGCTGCAACATTCCAGTTAACAAATACATTTACGGCAACAGTCACATTTGAAGCCGCTACAAGAGATGGTACCTGGATAGCAATTCCAGCAGTTAATGTGAATACTGATGCAAGAGCAACTACAGCATCAGCAACAGGGATTTATCAGGTTAGCGGATCAGGATTTAATCAGGTAAGAGCAAGAGTAAGTGCTTATACGTCTGGAACAGTGACGGTAAATGCACAATGTGGAGGTGGGAGTGCATTAATATCACAAGCGGCTAATGCTGTTCAATCAGGTACTTGGACAGTGCAACCTGGGAACACCGCTAATACTACTGCATGGAAAGTAGATGGTTCAGCAGTAACACAGCCAGTACAAATTACAGACCAAACTATTAATGGAGCTTTAAGTAGTACAGGTGCAGTTACTTTAACAAACTTAGTAGGTATAGGAACTGCAGGGATACAAATTACTGGAGTGTTCGTGGGCACCCTTCAATTTGAAGGCACTGTTGATGGAACAAATTGGTTTAGTTTAAATGCAGTACCATTGCCTTCTGGCACGGTCACTACAAGTACAACCACTACTGGGCAATGGCAAGTTGATATTGCAGCAGTTACACAATTTAGGGTTCGTATGTCTGCTTATACTTCTGGCACTGCAACTATTTATCTGCGTGGTGGACAAGCTACAGCAGTAACTGCGATTGCTTTAGATGCTCCAATCCCTTCTGGCACAAATATAATTGGCAAAGTTACTACAGATCAAACAACTCATGGAACAACTGATTTAGTAGCTGATGACATTGTAAAAATTAATGGAACAACTATTGTCACAGGTGGCGTTGCTGGTTCTCAATCAGTAGGTGGACCAACTGCATCAGGAGCAAGTTTAACTGCAAATCCTTTAACTTTAGGTGGTCGTGCAGCTACTACAAATCCTACTGCTGTAGCTGATGGACAGGTTGTTAATGCAGCATTCGATAAATTAGGGAAGCAAATTACTGTACCTGGCTGCCCTCGTGAATTAATTGTCAAGAGTGGAGTTATTACTTTAACAACAACAACTGAAACAACTCTATTTTCATCAGTAGCAAGTACATTCCTTGATATTTATGCGTTATCTTGTTCAAATACTTCAGCCACGGCAGTTAGAGTTGATGTTAGAGATTCAACAGCAGGTACAATTCAATATCCTCTTTACGTGCCAGCAGGTGATATAAGAGGTTTGACAACTGGGATTATTATTCCTCAAACAACAGCAGCCAATAATTGGACTATTCAATTAAGCGGGGCAGTTACAGATGTTCGTTGTGTAGCTTTTGCATGTAAAAACCCATAAGGAGTAGTATGAGAAAATTAATATCTCTATTATTAGGTTTATCTTTATGCTTTGTATTACCAGCAAGTGGACAGCTTGCTGGTCATATTGGTATTGAAAGAAAGGCAGGGCTAGTTGAACCAGCGTTTCCTTCTGTCACTGGAATAAAAACTCATTTTAAAGCAAACGGTCAGGGCTTTGTGGCAGATACTGCGATAGGTTCAACATGGACAGATTTAGTGAGTGCTTATAATTTCAGTCAAGCAACGGGAAGTCTACAACCTATTTATCGAGCAGCACCTACAGGCTTTAATTCATGGCCTGCTCTTCAGTTTGATGGTGTTGACGATAAACTTGCAAACGCTACTAATGCATTTAATGATGTTGGTACAGCAGCAGGTACAATTTATGCAGTTGTTAGAGTGAATACTAATCATGCTGATACTGGTAATCCATGGACAAATGACACTGGTTACGCTGGCGCGGTTCGTTACGGACTCCATTTCTACACTAATGTTTTGCAAGCCTTTGGTTATGATGGTGCTAATAAAATAGCGACTACAGCTATTACTACTGGTACAACTTATATTGCTAGAGTTAGATGGGATAGTACTAATCTTGGTGTCAGGATTAATAACGCTGCTGAAACAACCACAGCATGCGGAGCATTAACGACTGGGAATACAGACTTCACGACTGGAAAATATTCTACCAATACATTAGATGGCTGGATTTCAGAGATAGTGACTTTAAATGCAAGTGTTTCAGCAGGAGATGATACTAATTTGCTTACTTATTTCAATACTAAGTACATGATTTATTAGGAGAAAATAATGGAACCAATTATAATGTCAGCTTTAACTTTCTGTATGTTATACGGACCAACTTGTGTCCCCTGCCCATATATTAGGGACGCTGATACGACTATAGTTAATTCAACTGAGTGCTGTTGTCCTGAAACACCTACACCACTGACCCGACAACTAGGACTTATAAGTTAGTTACTCCGCTTGTTGGGACTCAGATAGCATATGTTGCTGCTACTAGCGGAGGCAGTCCTACCACTAAATTAACGTTCGTGAATGGTATTTTGGTTAACAATGTATAGAGGAGGACAAATGCCAGCAGCCAATATGATTAGTATAGTCAAAGATGCCGTGTTAGTGATGACAGCCGTAGGTGGAATTTCTACAGGCTTTTATAATTATGTAGCAAAACCAGTATTAAATGAAACCAGACTTTCACAACTTGAAATTAAAATGGATGACATTAAACCTCTTGTTGAAGATCACCAAGTAAAAGTTGCTGTATTAACTTCCAGATTGGACGAATTAAAAGACAGTCAGAAACAGATTTTAAATGTAGTTTTAGATATAAAAAGAAAGATCTGAATAAATTAGTTTAAGCATACTCAACATACAGGTGTCAAAACCTGTGTTTTTTATTTTTATGGAAATCAGCGAGAAGGGGATTAAATTAATAAAGGAATTGGAGGGATTCCGAAATAAGCCTTATCAATGTTCAGCCGGAAAATGGACAACGGGATTTGGTTCGACTTATTACTTAGATGGAACCTTGGTCAAAAAAGATGATCCACCTATTTCAGAAGCAGATGCAGAATTACTTTTAAGACATACTATTGGAAATTATCAAGATTTAATTGACCCTCTTTTTATAGTCAACCTAAAACAAAATTCTTATGATGCAATTCTGAGCTTTGTTTACAATGTCGGACCTGGTGCATTTAGAGGAAGTACCCTTTTAAGGAGAATTAATGCAGATCCAAAAGACCACAGAATTAGAGATGAGTTTATGAGATGGAATAAAGTAAAAGATCCAAAGACAGGTAAGTTTAAAGTCAGTGATGGGTTAGCTGCTAGAAGAACTAAAGAAGCAAACCTTTATTTTAGTTAAGTTCAATCTTATTATGTTTTAAAACATCTATCCAAAATTGTGTAATTTCATCATCTTTTCTAATTTCATTTTCAGTATCTTTTAAAACTTGCTTTGCATCTGGAAGCAAAGGTAAATAGCAATCTATCCCAAAGATTTGTTCACTCATAGAGGTATTTTAACATGCCTAGAAAAAACACATTGAAGCGAAAGATTGAAAGAAAAATCGCTACTAAAGCGATTGAAAATGTTGTGCAGGAATATATGGAGGATCATAATATGAATAAAATAGTTGGCTGGCTTTGGGAACACAAAGCAATGTTAGCAGTAGGGCTCAAGTTTATTGAAGCAGGAGCACAAGGTGCTGGCTTACCAGTTCCACCATTCGCAGATGCAGTTATTAATGGCTTAGGTGTATTAGCAATTGCATTGCATGTAACCGTTCCTACAAAGAAATAATAGATAGGTTTCACTGATACCTATTTGATATCTGTTTGATACCTAATGAATTTGTAATGGCGTTTTTTTCGCTTGGCTACGGCTTTGGAGGATTTATGGATCTATTAAAAACACTCGCAAACAACATAATTAATAAATATACAGGAGGTAATATGCCAGCAGCACCAATCTTATATAAGCAAGTAGTACCTAGTATTGTTTATATTGAAGTAATTACAGATAGTGGACAATCTCAATATGGTGGAGGTTATATTCATTCTGCCGATGGCACGATTGTAACAGTTGCCCATGTTGTCGATAAGGCAAGTTTGATTAATATTGAGTTTGAGAATGGAACTAAAGCGACTGGAACCGTTAAGCTCCTAGATCCAGGTAGAGACTTAGCAACTGTAAAAATAGACCAGCCAGCGGCCTATCCTCAAGCAAAATTAGGGAATCTAGGTCTATTACAAATAGGGAATAAATTGATGGCGATTTCTCATCCTTATAAGCAAAAATTCAGTCTAACGACCGGCATCGTATCACAATTACGAGATCAAATTATTAATCCAGGGAAGTTTATAATCAAAAATGCAATTCAAACCGATTTGGCTGCCGATCCGGGAAGTTCTGGTGGACCTATGTTTGATATGAGTGGGAATGTACTGGGAGTCTTGAGTTTTCTTATGTCACATGATGGAGATTATGCAGGCATTGTTTATGCAATTCCGATGAGTGAAATTAAGAAGTTTGTAGCAGGACACTAATAACTGATTTTACTACTCGTTTATTTGATATTCATCAATTTCACTAAGGAGTTGCAGCAATTGTTGCTTAGCTTCTAGTAATCTCTTTTTAACAATCTCAGGTTGTATTCGATTAAATGCAATTTTAGCATTATCTAATATTCCAACTAGATTAATATTATGGCGCATCATCTCATCAATTGGGGTCATTTATCACACAAATACTTTTTGCGAAGCTGTTCAACATCAATAATAACGGAATAGATGTTTTTAGACGACCTGGCGATAATATCTTTTAATTCATTTAGAATCTTTTTAGTTCTTCTTTTTACAGTTTTCTGGCAGCAGTCGTTCATGGGGTTCCCTCCGGTTCACAATTACCTGATACTAAATTATTAATTCCAAAACAAAAAGCAATTAATGAACATACTTCTGCCAATCAGCCCATCTTTGATGTTCAATAGCTGCTAACTGCTCTCTTAAATCAATCATTTGTTCAACTCCCTTGGCGGATGATGGTGCTTCTCACAACCTCGAATCACTCTTGTAACTACTTGCTCAGAAACTTCTTTACTGTATTTTCTTTTAGGGGGATGGATGTGTCCTTTCCTTATTAGATCTTTTAAACCTCGTTCTCTTTCACTTCTAGTAGTCCCATCTTTAAAAGTAATAAAGATTCCACTCAAATCATAATCTTCTAAATCTATTTCCTTTTCATCTGTCATTGTTTTGGTTCCTCTTTTAACTCCCTCCACAAATCATAAACATCCTCTAAATCTTCTGCTGTCATTGGGTAAGTGTCTTCGAAAACCAATATGGATTGTTCTATACGTTCACACAGTAACTTTTCCACTTCTTGTAGATTTTCTTGATTAATGAGCTTACCTGTTCTAGTTGTTCCTATCATCACACCCCTCCGTATTTTTGCTTTATCAGTTTAATATTATTTTCAAACTCACTAACCACAAAAGCAGACGACCATTTCAGCTTACTTAACGCTTCAAATAATTGGTCTAAAACCTCTTGCCTCTGGGATTGGATTTGTTCAACTAGCCATTCTAAATCTTCAATAGCTTCAATCTTAGTCGTATGATTAGAATGATAATAGCAATCATTCCTCCCTTGTGCAAAAGTCCGCACAAGATTTTCTTTTATTTGCTTTAACTTAAGTTCATCCAATTCTTTATCGTTCATTTCACCTCCACTTTTTTAAGGAACACAGGTAGTCCTTTTAGTTTTTTAGCAACTACCATTGAGAACTTATCATAAACCCAAATCTTAGGGAATATTAAAACAGGTGGCTCTAAGTTAGTTTTAATTTCCACCATCACCCAAACATAAGTTTTCTTCTTGCGTTTTTTAGGTTTCATTTATCCTCTTTCAACTCCTCTGTAATCATTTTCAACTCATCAAGAATCGCAATAAAGCTCTTGCCTACTAACTTCTCAAACTTATTAAATCTTTTGATTAGTTCGTTCATTTTGTCTATTATCAGTTGGTCTGTAATGTTATCCATTCAACTTCCCCTCTTTCCTCAAATAATCCAGGGCTGCTTTAATAATTATATTTAATTCTAGTTGTGTTCGAGTATTCCAACCACGTCCACAAAAATCTTGATAAGATTCTTGGACATAGTTTCTAACGCTATCTTCCAAATCGGGCTTGGGGGCGGGGATGGAGAGGATATTACATCTTAGATGAGTATTTTCTTCTCTTGGACCAGTATGACCGTCAGGATATCTTGTCGCTGAATTATGCATAATCTTTTCATAAACCCCTTCCAGCCACTCCACGATGATGGTATTCATGTCCTGATTATTTGCCCAGCATTTTATTTGTGTATGCTCATAGGTGGCACTGTTAATTATTTGCTCAGTCAATGGATGCAAGTTATTTTGAGTCATTTTTCTTCTTACTTTCTTTTTATAATTTCAATTACTGTTGAACCCCCCAATGTATGCATTTGATAATATGAAGCTAATCCTCTCGCTTTACTCTGCGAATCTCTATTTAACTTCTCTCTGGTTTCTTGGTCTCCGCAACGAGCAGTTTCATAAATATCAATTCCAAGAAAATCACATAAAGCAGAAACTACAGTCTTTAATTTATCTACTTCAAGATATTGCATCTCATTACGATCTGGTTTACGATCTAAAGAGCTTACAAGATTATTTATCCCTAACCATTCTCTAATAATTCTTCTCATTTATTTTTCTCCTTCCATTTCCCGTGGGCTAAATGTAACCGTTTAAAATCTTCGTAAGAAATATGTCCACTAGGATCTGACAGAACCGATTCTATTGCTCTATCCAACTCTTGTTCCGCCTCCATTTTTAAATTAGTGGTAAGTTCAATAGATTTAATATTTAATAAGCTTCTAATTTCTTCTCTTAATGGCTCAGAGGTTTTAATAAGCTCTATAAGTTCTTTTTCAAATCTGGGTAATGTCAATTCTTCATGGTCATTAATCCATTTCCCAATATTAATAAAATTATTTCTAATGCTTTCTGCCCATTTAGCAAAAGATTCCGTCCCTTTCTCTGTTATTGTTACTGTCATTTCTTTGCCATCCCTTGAGAGGTGGCTTTAACACCACCCTCAATCTGTTTTTAAACCACTTCCCAATCTTCTGCCAATATATCGGTTTGACTTGCCAACCAAGGCACGATTGCTTCGGTTGCAGTTTTCATATCAATATGTGGACAATAATCTACTCTTGTCCCTGCCGGAACATGAGCAGCCAAAGGTCTTCCTTCTGTAACTTCAAAAGTAGAACCAGGAATTAGAAATATAAACATCCCCTTCCCATTCCAACCAGAACGAGCAACTTTTTTATTATTTTTTATTTCTATTAACGCTTGACTAAAATCCATACTACCCCCTTTTTTATCCCTCTAACAACTGTTTGTTTGTCCAAGATTTATATTTCTTCAATACATCATGGACAACTGATCTACAAGTTTGAAAGCCTTTTGCTAGGGCTCTTTCAGTCCAGCGACCAGTTCTATACCAAAGCACTAAATCTTTTTTATCATTTGCATCCAATTTTAAATATTTCATTTATGCCACCTCAAATAGTTTTTCTTGCCTAACAGTATTTTCAATTCTCTTTTCTGCAAGTTTGATGTAATTAGGATTCAATTCAATACCTAAATAGTTTCGACCTAATTCTTTTGCAACTGCTAAAGTCGTTCCTGAGCCAGCAAATGGATCAAGGACCAAACCACCAGGTGGACAACCTGCTTTAATACAACGCCTTGGTAATTCTTCTGGAAATGTTGCAAAATGAGCCTCAGGAAATCCTTGCGTTGGAATTGTCCAAATGGTTCTCATATTACGGCCTTCTGGGTAGTAATTAATGTCTTTACCATGTCTATTTGGTGGTTGAGGACCTTCTATATTTTCTTTTGTTTTGTAACCCCTATTTGAATTGTTTACAGGTCCATTTCGATTTATATAAGGACCACGATTATGACGGAAACCGTCATAATCAGCAGGATTGCAATTTGATTTAAATGATTCAAATTGTTGTTGGAAATAGTATTTTTGAGATTTTACAAAAAAGAAAATATACTCAAAATCAACAGTAAATCTATCTTTAACTGATTCAGGCATTGCGTTTGGTTTTTGCCAAACAATTACATTTCTTAAAATCCATCCTCGATTGCACATCTCAATAGAAAATCTAAAAGGAATCTGAGCTAAACATTTTTGAGGAATAGATTTTGTTCTGTTTACAGAAACCTTTAAGTTTTTACTATCTAATCTTTTATTGCCGTTAAAACCTTTTCCTTGTTGGCATAAATAACTGTCACCATAATTAACCCAACATGTGCCTGTAGATTTTAAAACCCTTTTAATCTCATTAAATAAATTACAGATTTTATCTATGTGCTCTTCATGAGTATTTTCTAATCCTAACTGTCCTTCGATTCCGTAATCTCTTAAGCCCCAGTAAGGTGGTGAAGTTACAACACAATCAATGCTTTCATCCAGGAAAGTTTTTAATATTTCCAATGAATCTCCTTGATAGATTTTATTTATTTCAAAAGTCATTTTTTTCTAAACCTATTTGCCTCTGGACAATCTGAAAAATGAGCAATATGTTTTCCTTTTCCATCAGCATCTTTGCCTTGGTATTCGGTATCACCTTCTTGTACTGTCTCAGCATTAATGGGTAGCAACTTGCCAGATTTAGCCGGAAGAAAAACAATCTCTTTACCACATGCCCTGCAAGGTCTTTTATTCATGAAGACTCCTTTGGCATACTTGCTTGCCTGATTAAATCAGCCAATAAATCTATTTCAATAACTGCTAAAAATGGTTTTGCCTTTTTATTAAATTGATTTGCACCAGCTTCTATTCTTCTAATAAACAAAATGTCATGTGTACTTTTTTCGTCATACTCTCTTTTCCATCTTTTTTCTGACACTTTGCATTCACCTTCTAGAACCTTTTCACCTAACTTAACTCTTATATCTCCTTTATAGAACTCACCAGCACCAGACCTTGCTGTTTTCCAAGCAGTCAAACCCCATTTATCCCTAAGTGTTTTGACAACATCAGTTTCACCACGACTACCTTTTGCTTTATTGGGATTTGGCATTGTTATTCTTGCTCCTGGAACTTCGCTGTAAACCTTCTCCTCGCTCTTGCAATTCTACTTTTCACAGTGCCAAGATTTATGTCATATTTTTTAGCAATTTCTGCATATGAAAGATTCTCATAATGCCTTGCAAATAAAACTCCTTTCCATTGGTTTTGAAGTTTATTTATAGTCTTTCGTATTCTAGTTTTGAGTTCTTTGTTTTCCAGAATTATTGCAGGCTCTTTGTCATCAACAAGCATATTTTCTGGGTCAAAGCGTTCCTGAAATTCTAGGTCAACTTCTATTTCAGAGAAGCTAATAACTTGTGCTTTTCTCCTTTTTGCTCGCATCTTGTCAAAAGCATAATTTTTAATCGTTGTATAAATCCAGGCTTTTACAGCCTTAGGATTCAAAATACCTTCGCATTTTTTAGCTATAGTTAATAAAACATCTTGTTTCATATCCTCAAACTCACCAACACCCTGATATTTAAACAGAATAGAATTAATAAACTTTTCATAATTTGGGTAAATCTCTTCAAGCTCCATCACTACCTCTTTCATACACATAAGTATTTTTTTTAAAAGTAAAAAGAAAATATTTGGTTTTAAAACAAGTTCACTCATTTTGTTTTCACCTTCAGTTTTTTCATTAACTTTTCCATTTTTTCCTTAACTTCTGGCGGACATGGTGAGCCTTTCTTATCCGCTTCAATCCTGAATTTATGTTCAGTAACTTCCGGGCGAGTGTTGTTTTTTGCTTCTGTGAAATCAGCAGGAAGCGGTAATGTAGGGTATTTGTGATTTTTAACGAGGTAATTTACACAGCGTGTAAACTGCTCATTAGTGAAGTCCTGCAAAGCGTCATAGTAAATATTTATTAGGGCTGGGGTTATTTCTTTGTTGAAAACTTCCCCTAGTTTCATTAACCCCATTGAAAATACTTTTTCACTCAGCATTGACTTTTATACCTCTTGTTTCTAAAAACCCTTTAACTACCTGCATGTTATTTGCTGTCTTTTGACTCACACCCAGCTTATTTGCAATATTTGGACTTGCCCGATCGTTTTTACTGTGCCATGTCCTAACCGCAGCTTGCCAATTTTTCATTGGCTGGTTTCCAACCTTCCAGCCTTTTGATTCATAAAAATCAAAAAATGCTTCTGGCTCAACATTGTATTTGTTTTCTAAAACATAATTTTTTATTTCTAAAAGAGTTGGTTTTATGAATTTCTTATTATTATTACTATTAGTATTATTTATACTTCTATTATTATTTATATTATTAGCTGAACAGTCGGATGGGTCTGTTAGATTGTGTTGAAGGTCTGTTGAACACAATTCAACAGGTGTTAGATTGTGTTCAACAGGTTTTACATAGCGAGATTTAGCACTAGCCTTACCCGCTTTACTCTTTTTTTTCTTATCTTGCTCAATTTCTTTGACCTGTTCGTCCATAAATTCAATTTGGAGCATTTCATTTTCTTTTGTAATAATTTTCTTTTCAAGAAAAAAATCGATTATACTTTTGTCAAAATCTAATATTGCTTCTTCGTAAGGATAGTTACCTTCGTTTTTCCAATACCTGCACAATATATCTATAAAGTGTCCCTTCATTTCTGCTGGCTGTTTAAAGATCCTTCCGCCAGTCCATTCACCAGGATAAAATCTAAAATAAGGTAAATCTTTACTCATTTAGTTCTAGCCTCCTAGCATATTCAGCATATTTTTTAGGATCAGTACAAATCTTTTGTAGGCTCTCTGCAAATGAAAATGCTGCGTCTAGTAGGGGAAGCCTATCTTTGCAGATTTGTTTTAAATCTCTATAGCTTTTAGTTAGTTTTAAATTAATACTAGCTAATTTATATCTAGCTGTTTCCCAGTCAATTACTTTTGCAGATTTGGCTTCTTCAATTTCTTCTTTTTCATCCTGTAATTTTTCAATATCTTCATATAAATCTCTAATATCTTTATTAAATGTTTTTACTCCAGAAAGTTCTTCTTGAACATTATTTGCAAGGTCAAATATTGCAGTTAAAGTAAGTCGTTGATAATCAGGATTCATTTGTAAGAACTGCTCTATTGTGGTTGTCATTGCACCTCCAATAGGTCTTCTAAAAATAATTGACCTTCATCTCTTTTCTCTTGAATCTTATTTTCTATTTGCCAATTTTTATGTCTTTTTAGAGCACATTCTTTGCAAAACGGTTGTTTACCATTCCATGAAGAAGCCCTTGAAAAAAAATAAGCATCTGCAAAATAATTATCATGATCTGAACAATAATAAAGAAAACCAGTATTAAGGCATTTATTACAATTTTTTTCTTTCCATTCTTCAGAGAATGAAGATTCACCTCCACATTGAGTGCAAAGAATTTTTGTTGGTTTATCATGCGGTTTACGTCTATTTAATGGTAGATTAGCTATATATTTTTTATGAATAAGTGGTGCAATAACTTGCATTTCTTTAAAGGTGAAAAAATTACTTTTAATAGAATTACAACGATTGCAAGCCAAAACAATATTATCTATTTGATAACCCTTTTCATTATTCAATCGATCAATAGTTAATCTATCAACTTTATAATCCAGCCTAATATCACTATCTAATACATCTTCAATACTTGTTTTACAATAAAAACATTCTTGATCTTGATCGTGCCACCATATAATGAATTCTTCCTTTTCTAAATCAAAACTTTTATGTCTTTTTTCACTTAAATATTTCAAGTCATAGAAGATACGTTCTGGAGTGCTTCTTTCATAAATAGGACTTTTAGGATTGCTTATTCCATTTTCAAATAAACTTATAGGTTCCTTATGAGGGCATGCTTGGATTTCAACAATCCTTTCCCTGAATTGTTCTTCTTCATGCCATTCTCCACAGTCGCTACAATATAATTGTTCAGTCATAGTTCACCTCGAAGGCTATACTCTTTAGCTAATGCCATCTGATCTTCTCGGTTTTCGTCATAACATTCCTTACAAATATACTGATCATCTAATTCTGTTTTATCTTCTAGCCAGTAAAAATACTTACAGTAGTTACAAGTGAAACCAAGTTCATCGGGTATATAATTTCCTCCTGCGTCTAATGCCATTGTTTTATCCTTATAACTCCTGTGCAGCCTTTTCACCACGAGTAATAATTTCTTCTTTAGACAAAGGTAAGTCTGTTTGACCGGGAACTTTGCCATTGTATTTTTGAATGAAATTCCCTAACCATCTGTATTGAAAATAGTTGAGGTCTTTCATACTGGTTACTTCTGGTGCGTTAGGTTCAACTTGTTTTCTTTTATCTTCTAAATGTAGAAGTAAAGAATCGTGAGTTAATCCTTTTGATTCCCCAGAGATTAAAAGTCGTTGCCACCATTTTTCATTTGGACATCTCCATTCAAAAGGATCAGCATTCCTAGGGTAGAATTTATCTTCACCTTCAAAACCGTATGGATCTTTGATTTGTATAGGTTCAGGTTTAACTTCCTCTATAACTTCATATTTAGCAGCTTGCTGCATTTCTTCGTCAGTGTAAACACCACTTAGTTCATCTGGGAATGCTTTTCTAAATGCCAAGGCCTCGGCACATTTGCCCAGCATAAGAAATGGCATTTTTTCCCAGAATGGGCTTGTGCAAGTTTGCCCATCTCTAAAATAAGTTTGCACATATTCTTCCCAGCGAGCTGTTGCTGCAAAAGGACAGCGAACACCATTGACTAATTTATATACGGTAGCTGTAGCAGTTACAGGATTTTTCCTATTAGCTTTGACCATCTGATATTCATTTAGTCCTTCATCAAATTGGTAATCATCATTACCGGCATATAAACCAGTTTGATTTGCCATTGATCTATAACCATCAATTCCAGTTTGAATTGTGTATCTATCTCCTTGTTTGCTACCACGTTTGACCAAATGTACTTGCCTTTTAAATGGTGATAAACCAGTCTCACTGCAATACTTTGCAAACATTTCTACAGTTGGCTTTGGTGTCCCTAGCGGGATAATACCAACACCAACTAATGTTGTTATATCTTGATCTGTGAGCCTATAAGTTTTTATAGACTGTACCTCTCCTGTTTCTCTATTTACTAATTGCCCGTTCATAATTAACCCCCTTTTCTAAATCTTCTTTACTTTCTTTTCTCCATGCTTTGTTTTGTTCTCTTTGGAACATTTCGATTACTTGAGCCCAGTCAAGTTTTACTGCATCAATTATTTTTAACTGATTCTCTGGCATATCTACTCCTTCTGATTACATAACCATTGGCACAACTACCAAGCTCAATTGGCACATCACACTTGTCACATAATGTTCTTATTTTCGTCACCTGCTTTCCTCCTGTTGTGAAAGTAAACCAGCAATCTGGAAATGACTGACCACATAACTTACAGTTAGCTTTTATGTAATTCATTGAAAAAAAATCCTAAGATAAAAGCTCCAGCAGCAAGGAAACCAAGAACAAGCTTTTTTTGCTCGACCACAACATCACCAAAGCGTTTCGGTGGTTTTCTGCCTGTACTGCTAATCTGAACGTTTCGAATTGCAGGCTTAGGACTAACATTTTTAACTGCTAACATCCAACACCTTCATCGCTATGATGATAGAGATTTAATGCTTCTACCCCACCTTCTTTAATTCTTAATTGCTTAACTAAAATGTCCAATGCACTGATTCTTTCTCCTTGTTTTTCCCAAGTAGACCAAGAATCACAAATCAATTCTATGGCGTTGTGATTTGCAAAGTTTCCGCACTCATGACAAAGGCGAGCAATATATTTGATTCGCCAAATCCCAAATGACTTAAAGATAGATATTCCTTTATCATCTATTACTGCTTCATTGACTTTTTTTGATTTACAAATTGGACACTCTAAATAGTCGTATGACAT